AAATTTGAGCTGCGATTCCCCTGGTAGTTTCAATCTCCAAGGTCATGTGTGCTTGCTCAAAGACAGACCAGTGGTTATGTTTGATGCAATACTTTAACAGACCAGAGACCTTAGGGTTCTCCTGGTTGTTGGGGTTGCTCACTCTTGCCACGTACCCCATCGTCTTCTCCGCGTCGGGAGTCACTGTTACGAGTTTCACTGAGTTCATTACTAAATCCTTTCTCCTGCCTGCGGCGTTGTTGTTTTTCTCTTAGCAAAATCTTGGCGCGTCTAAGTTGCATCGCCATGTATAGAAGTTCTTCTTCAGTATACATGTCGGGTCGCTTCTTAGCTTGCTTAATCGCCATCTTTGCTAGTCTAATTTGGTCCTTGTAGCGAGTCATTGATTAGTTAGTCGGGGTATCCATCATCGTCATCACAGGAAAGGTCAAACCCCAGTCTAACATCTTTTGGTCTAGATGTATAGGCTTCTGGGTCAGAATAAATCTCTGACTCAAGGGCATTGCATATTGACTTGAGATTTTTGTAGATTAGTTTGAGTCTGTCTCTATCCATAACGATATTATTTTAAGTATATATTAGCATTAAAAAAGAGGGGTCGCAACCCCCCTCTTTGATTCATCTTTACATCAGGATCCTCCTGCAAATTCGTTTGCATTGAGCAGCGTTTAACGTATCGCATTCAATAAGACACTCGTAGTAGTCATTAAGTTTTTGATTTTCTATTGATAGGTCGTCAAGAGTATCTTCAAAGTGTCGCCACTCATCTAACTGAGCGCGTGATAATAGATTGTGCATTGGTCACCTCCATACAATGAACCATGATAAAGGGGAGGGTAGGGTTCATTTTTTCACCTCTCATAACTCTACTGCTATGTATGGTAAAAAGTAGTGGATTATACTGTTTGTACAAAAAAAGAGAGGTAACTTGACCTCTCTTCATTAAACGTATTTACTTTTGTAAGGTGACTTTCCAGTTTGGTAAACGAAATGGTTTTAAGTTTACCCACTTAGCATAATGGACTCCACGATAAGTCAAAAGCGCAAAGGTTTTATCTGGATCGTGCTTCAAAGGATCGTATTCTGGAAGGTCATACTCAAACTTGACCTTCAGCATCCGTCTTACCCCCTATGTAATAGTAGGAGTTCACCATAGATCATACCGATGAATGCTACACATGCTAGGGACATTAGTCCGACAACTTGTATTGCTTCCATGGCTATCACTTGGTGTAGGTGCGACCGCGATAGCAAAAAGTCCCATGAGACTCTTTGTTCTCAACACAACGCTGATCATACTCAACACCACGATATGCAGTGTGGGTAATCTGTGCGTCATGAAGTGCAGCTGCCTTCTGGATCTGCTTTTTAATCAGAGTTAAGGTGTTCATTGTAGGTCTCCTAAAGGATGGGTTTGTAATCCCCGTTCCTTCAGTCGTTTGCGTCCCAGTAGTATCTACATTCAGGTACAGAGTCCTTGATAGTGTCCACCAATTCAACCTGTATAGCAGGTGGAAGGTGATCTTGTGCTTTGATTCTGAGCATTAATGCATCAGCATCAGCACAGGACATCGTTGCATAAAGTAGTAACTCAATCATGGGATGAACGCTCCGTTCCGCGACTTACTTGCGTCCTATGTATAAACCCCTTCGCATTTTCCCTCCACCTTTGTCTTGAGATACCCAATAAGATTTAACTTCGACCGTAGGTCTAGGTTAGGATCTGCTTGGATCTCTGAGCGACGTTGTAGGAACCTTTCACAAGACATGTGCCACCCGTAAGGGTTTCCATCATCATGATGAGCGAGGGTCAACGCTAGCAGGATTGCTAACATAGGATGAACGACTGCTAGATTATAGCATATTATATATTGTGTGCAAACGGTAACATGTGATACATTTTATTAATACTTAAGGTTCTCGTAGTCCCCTGAGTAATAATCTCTAATGTGATCCTCAACTACGGGATCAATCTCTGCTTTGTTTACAAGAGACTCTAGACGTGATCGTTTATGAAAGATTTCATAGTCATAGTGAACTCTTTCCAATTCAATATTAAATTTATCATTTATCCAATCGATAAACTCCACACCAAACCCGTCTTCAAACCTGTAGACGTGTGCCTTTGGTGATATGAAATCTATTTGTCTTCTGAAATGATTCTGATGATAGTGTTTGTAGTTACGAGAGTGTTCTAGAAAACTGAACAACCAATCTTTATCTTTCAACTTATCATACACTTCCATAGGATAATCTTTAGCTTTGATTATCACCTGTATCGCTGACTTGAATCTTTCAAATGGATGTCTCACCACTGTGAAGTGATCAGACTTTCTAACATCTGGAAGATGATTATACAATGGGTAGTGTAGATGTGGAACTTCTATTCCCTTGTAATACTCATTGTAATACATGTAACTTCCATGAAAATGATTTTCAAAGAAGATATTTTTAATGTATCTACCAGCAGTTCTTGGTATGTGGATGTGGAAGATACGATTCTTTTCATTTGAATAAAGCATCACATATCATGAGGGTCTGCATAAACTTTAACGTTACCTGAAATAGTAGTCCCAACGTTCCCAGGTAACACTTGGTGTGCAATCCATGAAGGAAACAACACCATCCACCCAGACTTTAAACAGGGCATGTAACTTGCAGGCATCTCAAGTGAGTTACCATTAGGTGATTGATTTTGAATATCACTGAAAGCAGGATTAAAGAACTGAGTCTTTCCCTCTACCACATCTTCATACACAATGAAACTCCACGTTGTATGTGAATGTGTATGGTATCCTTGAAAATCATGTAGACCATACTTGTTCTTCCAAAGATTTTCAATTTGGATTTTATCTACTGGATCTTTGAGTGTCCTAAGACATTCAATAATTTTACTAGAAAGATACTGGTATGTTCCTTTTGGAATCTTTGTTCTACTAGCAAAAGATGTAGGAACTCTACTCTCCCACAAAGGACGATACTCTTCGTCCTTTACAGGTACACTAATAAAATTCAAATCAACTTCGAGCTCGAAGATTGGTACAGCAAAAATATCTTTTCTCATTTCTTCTTCTTGCCGCCACTTCCAGGAGGGTTCCACAACTTAGGGTTGACTCTTCCTTCAGTAGCTTTCATGTTTCTAAAGTCACGACCATACTTGTCCCAGTAGTCATCAAAAATGTCTACTTGCTTTGGACCAGTAGCAATATCGTATTTGGTAACCCCATCCTCAACATATTCAACCATGAATGCTGAGTAGGGGAGACTACGATCTTCACAAAGTGTGGGGTCACAATCTTTGTGGATGATAGTACATCCTTTTCCCATCAGGAACGATTGCCCCACTGAATCTGTGGAAATGCTTCCTCTACACACGCCCTGGTGATCTTCCAGCGCTTTCCAATCTGCTTATCCTTAGCGAGACATAGAACTTCTGCTTCGCCCGCTGTGAGACCTTCTAGAAGGCGTATAAACATCGACTCGCGTTTGGTCTGAGCAATGCTCGAACCACCCTTGAAGAAGTGATAGAGAATCCTACACTCCTTTTCGAGAACTGTATGCTCTGTCCCATCAGGTGCATCGTTCGGTGTGTATGGAACAGCACCGTCAGGGAGCAGAGATACAATAGACTCATCAAAATTAACAATCAGGATCGATCGTAGTGCCTGTGTGTTGTGTTCTTGTAGAAGCTTGATCTTTTCCTTCTTTGTTTTTGCATTAGATACTTTTTGAAGTACCTCATTAATCAAAAGTTTCATCGTCGTAGTCCTCATCAACAAATTTCACTGAAAGTAATTCTTCATTTATATATTGACCATTCTGATCATACATTTCGGGGTGCATTGCTAACTGCTCCTCTTCAGTATAGAAGTAGTCATGCATAAAGTCTTTCGCTGTCCACCCTGCGACAATCCCGACACATAAAAACAGAAATGATGCTGTTGCCGAGAAAAATAGGATTGTTGCCGTTTCCATGTTTCAACTCCTTAGTTGTCTACTAGTTTCTCCCAACTAAGATTGAGTTTAAAATTAAACTTACGCCTCAGGAGAGAGAATGATACGTCTGTCCCTAATTGTTTTAAGACTGGGGACGGTGGCTCTTGCTGCTGCCTCCTCCTAAGCATAAGCTCTGTGCCTTTATTTATAGCATCCCTATTCATTTTTGTTACTGGATACCAACTTCTTTTTGAGAAGAAACTTAGCAGTCTCTACAAGACCACCAATAGTTTTACCATTAATAATTACATGTGGATAACCACCTGCTTCAGGGAACTGGGAAACAAAATCTTCTTTGCTGATGTCTTTACCAAC